TGGGGCTTGCGAGCGCGGAATAACGCTAGATTTATCCCTCTATAGGTTGTTGTTGTTTAGTTATGAAAGTTAGAAAATCAGAACCAGTATTATTCAACAAGACCCAATCGGCTGCCTTTTTCCAAGTTAGCACACAGGCTTTTTCAGCATGGGACGTTGAACCTGTTAAAAAATCTGGCCGTGAGGTTTTCTATGACTTACGTGAGTTGGTAGCTTACCGGCATGACAACCCAGACGATGAAGATGGTGAATTAAATCTCACCGAAGAACGTGCCAAATTAACTAAAGCGCAAAGAATTAAAACAACCCTTGAGCGCAAGCAGTTAGAGGGCCGGTTAATGGATGTTGACTTTGTTGTATTAAATTACATAAAAATGGCAATGGCTATAAGAGCAAAATTATTATCAACACCAACTAAAATAGCAAAAGACCTAACAAGTATAGATAAGCCATCCGAAGTACAACAGATTCTTAAGGACCACATTCAGGAAATTTTAACAGAAATATCAAGTGAGCAATTTTCAGCAGATATCGGAATTGATGTCGACCGCACGCTCGCGAAGCTTGAAGCAATGCAAGCCACCGCCTGATTTAACAGTCAGTGAATGGGCCGACGAGTACCGGCGGCTATCTAGCGAATCATCATCAGAGCCCGGGCGATGGAAAACAAGCCGAGCTCCTTATCAGAAAGGCATACTTGACGCGATAAGTGATGCGGCTGTTCACACAGTTGTGGTTATGTCATCGGCACAGGTGGGTAAAACTGAAATAATTCTCAATGCAATCGGTTATTACAGTGATCAGGACCCATCACCAATATTAATGATTCAGCCAACACTGGAAATGGCTGAGACATTTAGTAAGGATCGGTTGGCGCCGATGGTTAGAGATACGCCTGTTTTAAAAGAGATTTATCCGGATGCTAAAACTCGGGGCGGTGGTAACACCATGCTCCATAAAAAGTTCACCGGTGGCCACATCACCATGGCCGGTGCTAACAGCCCAGCATCATTAGCATCACGGCCGGTAAGGATTGTGCTGTTCGATGAAGTTGACCGTTACCCAGCTTCTGCGGGTGGAGAGGGCGACCCAGTAGCATTGGGAACCAAAAGAACAACGACGTTCTGGAACCGAAAAAGAATAATAACCAGTACCCCGACATTAGAAGCACATAGCCGAGTATCTTTAGCTTACGATGAAAGTGATCAGTGTCGATATCACCTAAACTGTCCACATTGTGGTGAAGCCCATCATCTTGAATTTAAGAATTTGCAATGGTCGAAGGATGACGACGGTAAACACCTTGATGATGTTCACATGGTTTGTCCTGAATGCTCATGTATTATTGAAGAAAAAGACAAAAAGAGCATGCTCGCTAATGGCGAATGGGTTGCCGGTGCCGAGTTTACCGGAACCGCTGGATTCCATCTTAACGAACTATATAGCCCATGGAAAACATGGCTTGAGATTCGAAACGACTTTTTAACAGCCAGAAAATCACCCGAAACGCTTAAGACTTTCGTTAACACCTCACTCGGTGAAGTTTGGCGTGAAGATGAAGACACGGTGGACTGGCAAGATATCGCCGCCCGCCGTGAGCCATACGGTAAAAAGTTACCAGAAAAAGCCCTGGTCTTAACAGCTGCAGTCGATGTTCAGGACGATCGGCTTGAATATGAAATTATGGCATGGGGTGAAGGTGATGAATCATGGGGTGTTAAGTATGACGCCTTAACCGGCGACCCCGGACAGCCGAAACTATGGGAAAAGCTTGAAGACGTCTTATCAATGACATTTCAGCGCGATGATGATGTTCAGCTCCACATCCCAATAATGACGATTGACTCAGGCGGTCACTATACAGATCAGGTTTATAACTTTGCCCGGAAGCACAAAGGCAGAGCTTACGCCATTAAAGGTATGGCCGGTGCGGGTAGGCCGATATCAGGCAGACCAAGCAAAAGCAATAAAGGCAAAATCCATCTTTACACAGTCGGAACCGACACAGCTAAAGAACTGCTTATGTTTTCAATGCTCCGAACAACTAAAACAGGTGCCAGTTACTGTCACTTTCCAGCAGACCCCGAAGCCGGTTATGACGACCGGTATTTCGAAATGCTCACAAATGAGAAGTGTATTACAAAGCATAAAGCCGGAGTGCCTTATCGAGCATGGGTGGCCAAAGGCCGAAACGAAGCCCTTGATTGTCGAGTATATAACATGGCCGCTAAGTCAATATTAAACCCAAATTACGAACGAATTAAACAGAATCAAGAACCTAAAGAGCCTGAGAAGAAGGTCAGTCACACCCAGAGAACACGTCCGAAAAATCGGAAATCTAAATCAAAGAACTTCGCAACGAGTTGGTAATGAACGTACCGAATAAAATAACAAAAGGTGTCACACTTAAATGGTCTGTAACACTCAAAGACTATCCAGCCAGCGCATGGACCCTAAAATACGTTTTAATCTCACCAAACGATAAAAAAGAAATTATTGCAGTTGCTAACGGTGATGATTATGACCTAACAATCAGCATGGGCGCCAGTTCAGCCTACACCGCCGGTCGTTATGACTGGCAAGCTTACGTCACCGATGGTACTGAGCGTTATTTTATATCTTCTGGCACAACCAAAGTCATTGAGGACTACGCCAGCCAGCTAAACTATGACGGCCGATCACAACTAGAACAAATTGTTGATGCTATTAATGCTTATCTACTGGGTAATGCTACCGAAGACCAACAAAAAGTCCGGTTTAATGACCGTGAAATACAGCGTTACGACCGTTCAGAACTATTATTACTTCGTAGCCAATTAAAGCGCGATCTCAAAGCTGAACAAATTGAAAACGTACTATCAACCGGCACAGCTAAAACTAAAATTCGGACGCGGTTTCTATGAAAATTCCTTTTTTCAGTAAAAAGAAAAAAACACAGAAACGCGCTTACTTGTCTGCCAAAAAAATAAGCTATCTGTCTAACTGGGTATCAGCACCGACTAAGCCAAATCAGGATATTAAAAATGGCTTGATGTCATTAAGGGCCAGAAGCCGTGAAGCTGTGCAGAATAACTCATTTGTCAGGCGCTTTTTAGCATTATGTAAATCAAACATCATTGGTGATAACGGCTTTCAGCTGCAGTCGAAAGTAGTGTTTCCCGATGGCACAAGTGACGATAAAGCCCGAGACACCATAGAAGATGCCTGGAAAGAATGGGGCACATTCGGATCACCGGATGTAACCGGTACTAAAACACTGCTGCAGATGTGTAACGACTTCATTCAGCAGATATTTATGGATGGTGAGTATCTAGCCATAGAAGTTTATAACAACAATAATAAATTCGGCTATCAGCTACAAGTCATTGACCCGATGCAGCTTGATGTACTTTATAGCGAAAATCTAAGCGGTGGACGGTATATAAGAGAAAGTATTGAATATAACAGTCACGGACGACCTATTTATTATCACATACTAACCGAAGACAACGCAGACTATTACAACGCCCGAACCTGTAAAAGTTATCTTAAAGTCAAAGCCAATAGGGTTTATCACTGCTTTATGGCCGATTTTGTGAACCAGCGCCGTGGGGTGCCGATATTCGCCTGCTCATTACTTCGTTTAGGCATGTTAGATGGCTATACCGAAGCTGAATTAGTAGCCGCACGATTAGGTGCTACCACAATGGGCGTCTGGTACGACAACGTGGAAGGTGTGGGATATGACGGTGATAAGGTTGAAGAAAGCGATTATGTCGCATCAGCCAGCCCAGGCGAATTTATTAAAGCCCCACATGGAACCCGTTTAGACATATTCGACCCAAGCCACCCGAACGCAGGCTATTCTCAATTTACCAGCGACCTTTTGAGAGAAATCGCATCAGGTCTTAACGTCAGTTATGCCAGTTTAAGTAACAATTATTCAGATGCGAACTACTCAAGCTTAAGACAGGCCGCACTGGTAGAGCAGGACACATGGAAAACAATCCAGCGGTGGGCAATAGATCACTTCATCGAACGGCTTTATAAGTCTTGGCTAACTCACTCACTAGCCGGCGGTGCTATTACGATAAACGGTAAACGCCCATCGTTTAATGACGATTATTATATGCCGCACAACTGGCAGCCGAAAAGGTGGCAGTGGGTGGATCCACAAAAAGAAATGAACGCCCACACAAAAGCCATCGATTACTGCATTTCATCGCCACAAGAAATCATACGTCAGAAAGGCGGTGACCCTGACGATGTACTTAATGAAATCCGTGACTGGCAAGAAAAGCTAGCTGAATTAGGAATTAAAACCGGTAGAGACTATGAGCAAGAACCAGAAGTTAATCAAAAAGATAAATGATAAAGGCGCAAAACGCGCCTTTTTAATTGAAACAAGGGAAATCGACGAAGAAACACGCACGGTGCCGTTGGCATTTTCTAGCGAAGAACCGTATGAACGGTGGTTTGGCTATGAAATTTTAGACCATGGTGCTGAAAGTGTCGACTTATCCCGATTAAACAACTCAGCACCAATACTTAGCGATCACGATCATCGTACACAGATTGGTGTGGTTGTAGCCGAGTCCGCAGTTATAGATGGCGATAAGAAAGGTCGCTTAATGGCGCGGTTCGGTTCAAGCGAAAAAGCGAAACAGGAGTTTCAAGACGTCATTGATGGCATCAGAACCAAAGTCTCGGTGGGTTACCGAGTATTAGAGATGGTTTTGGATGGTGAAAAAGACGGGATTGAAACGTATAGAGTAACTAAATGGCAACCGCATGAAGTATCGCTTGTATCAATACCAGCGGATGATGGTGTCGGCGTAGGCCGAAACACAGAATCCGAAACAATTTTAAACATTAAACCAGAGATTAATATTATGCCTCCAGAAACAGAAGTAAAAACAGAAACACCCGCGGTTGATGTGGCTGCCGTAGAATCAAAAGCCCGAAAAGACGCTGAAACTCGCTTTACATCAATCTACAAATTACGTGATGTAATGCAAGAGAAAGACGTCGATGTCCGTGATTTAGCGAATGAAGCTATCACAAAAGGCTGGTCATTTAATGACTTCCGCGCGAAAGCCCTGGATAAAGCCTACGAAGGCCAATCACAACCAGATACCCATTTGGATTTAACCGAAAAACAAAAGGGCCAATTCAGCTTATTTAGAGCATTACACGCCCAAGCGACCGGCAACTGGAAAGATGCAGGTTTTGAACGCGAATGTTCGCTTGAACTTGCTGAACGGCTTGGTAGATCACCTAACGGCATCTTTGTACCGATGGACATTCAGATGCGTTCACAGAACGTAGGTGTGCCCGCTGACGGCGGTGTTTTAGTTGGTGATAATTACCGCCCTGAATCATTCATTGATTTATTGAATGACAAGTCTGTATTGGTGAAATTAGGCGCCCAAAGCTTAGGTGGTTTAATCGGTGATCAGTCAATCAGTAGACAAACCGGTGCAAGCTCCTATTACTGGGTTGATGAAGCCGGCGATATTACTGATAGTGACATGTCATTTGATTTAATCAAAATGGCACCGAAAACAATCGGTGGTGCTATTCCAATCACCCGCAGAATGTTGAAACAAGGCTTACCCAGCATCGAGCAACTGGCCCTTAGCGATTTAGCGACCCAGTTAGCCCTCGGTATTGATATAGCCGGACTTACATCAGCAGGTGGTATCAGTGGTGAAGAACCCGTGGGTATCACAAACACTGCCGGTGTTAATACCGCGACAATATTTGCACCCGCTTCACCCACATGGGCTGAAATGGTTGATTTTGAAACCCAAATTGCCGCTGATAATGCGCTTGAAGGTAATTTCAACTATTTAACCACATCAGCCATGATTGGTAAGTTAAAAACCACTGCTAAAGACGCCGGTTCTGGCTTATTCCTGATGGAAGACGGCCAGTGTAATGGTTATGACGTAGTGCGTAAAAACTCACTGGCGCTTAACACCATTATTTTTGGTAACTTCAGCGATGTGCTTATTGGTACTTGGGGCGTGTTAGACGTCATGATGGATGAAGCCACTTTGGCTAAATCTGGCGGCGCTGTCATACGCGCTTTTCAGGATACTGATATTAAGTTACGCCATCCTGAAAGCTTCTGCAAAAACGCATAACAGCTAAGCTAATTGAAAAGGTGCGATTAACGCACCTTTTTTGTTTAAACCAAACAGGTGAATTATGAGTAATAAAGTTAAAGCAAAAGTCCTGGCTGGGTTCGTAATTGAGCCCGGAAAGGATGCAACAGTTGGAACCACGGTATCGCTAACTAAGCGACAGTTCAAAACACTTGAACACCGGGGCAAAGTAGTCGAAGCGGATTCAAAAGACGCCAAAGCGGCCGAAGCCGAAGCAAAGAAAGCAGAAAAAGAAGCTGCTAAAAAAGCCGAAGCAAACGCCAAAGCGGCCGAAAAAGAATCTAAAAAATAATGATTGAAAGCGGCGTAAGCGTATCTGCGTTTCTGACCTTCGCTGCCGATGGCACATTGAACGGATCCACGGTTAAAGTAATCCTGGATCACAATGTTGAAGCCGTTGGCAACGATGGCGAGGTTCGCAGCTATGCTCATGCCGTCACGATGCAAAAGCCCGTTAGCTTTAATAAAGGCGATGTATTATCCGATGGAATTAAATCATACGAACTACAAGATATTATTGTTGATGATGGCATCTTAGTAACTATCGAAGCACTGTGATCCGCATAGACATATCGAACATTGAGCAATTACGCCAACAGTTCGACCCGGTTAAAGTTGATAAAGCGTTCTGGTCAGCTATTAAAAAGACCACCGCAAAAGCTAAAACCCAAGTATCAAAAGAGATACGAAAAATCTACGCGATAAAAGCCGGTGATGTTAATAAGCACGCCCGATTATTTCGGACCCAAGAAGGTTATGTGATTTCATATGACGGAGCACCTATACCGCTCCATAAATTTAGACCCACTGACC